CGTTAGAACAATCAACAATTGTTCCGGTGCTTAGACCTGCAGCCGTTGCGTTGCGGAAAAAAATGTTTGCGTCAGTGGCGTGTTTTAAGTGAAGCGTGCCGACAGGCGAACTAGTCCCTATGCCTAATTTCCCTGAGGAGTCAAACCTGGCGAACTCAACACTGTTTGTCTCAAACGCAAGATAGCCATCAGCCGTATTCGAAGTGCCTCGTACACCTATTTTTGCTCCACCACTACTATTGCCGTTTTGCAGGTATATTCGACCATTGGTGTTGACCATCCGGATGTCACCGCCATTGGCTTCCAATAACCCGCCAGCGCTCGAGGTCCCTATGCCTACTTGCCCGCTGGGGTTGATAAACAGCTTGCCCGTGCTGTTAGTTGCTACTGCCACAGTATTTGCGGCGGCTAAATAGACGCCATTGGTAGGCGCAGTGCTGCTGGTCGGTGACAGGCTGGCGCCCGTTACCGTGCCAGTGGTGATGACGTTCTGGCTGCCGAAGTCAGGGCTGACCTTGGTGCCAGCAATCGCAGCAGATGCGTTTACGTCAGCGTTGACGATGGTGCCGTCGGCAATCATCGTGCTGGTGACGGTGCCCGTGTCGCCCGTGCTGATTAGCGTGCTGTCGAGATAGGTCTTGTTGATGGCAGTGCCTTGCCACACGCCGTTGCCGATCGTCCCAACGCTAGTCAGGCTGCTTCCTGTAACGCCACTGCCCAGGCTGCTGGCATCCAGCACCTTCGTGCCGGCAATCCGATACTCTTTACCGCTTGCGATATTGACGTGTTCGCTCAGCGTCCACGCATCCGTCGCATCGACCCAGTTGATCGTCTTATCAGTCGCGCCCTTCAACGTGATGCCGCCACCATCAGCGGTCACATCAGTAGGCGTAGCAACATCACCAAGGATGACGTTCTTGTCTTCAACAACAAGGTTCTGCGTGTTGATGTTGGTGGTCGTCCCATTGACCGTCAGGTCACCAGCAATCGTGACTGCAGCATCAAACGTCGCAGCGCCTGTCACATCCAGCGTGCCGGGAATGTCGATGTTGCTAGCCCATTCGACTTCCGTGCCTCCTGCATCGGTCTGAAGCAACTGCCGGGCTGCGCCATCTGCCAACTTGCTGACCGCAATCTCAGCGGTGGCACTGATGTCCGCGTTGACGATGCTTGCATTACCGCTAACAATCACGTTCCCGGACTGGTTAGGCAGCGTAATCGTCCGGTCTGCCGTTGGATTAACTACCGCCAGCGTGGTCTCAAAACCATCTGCCGTGCTGCCCTCAAACGTCAGAGTGCCTGTGGTGCCGATCTCCAGGTTGCCCAGGACCGTGCCACCACTGACGATGCTTGGGAAATAGGCAAGGCTGCTCCATGCCGTATAGCCATTGCCAACCTTCAGTTTCTTAGTGTCGGTCTCCAGGCCAAACTCATTGATCAGCAGCACTGGATTCACCGATGTCCAGTTGGCTGCGGTGTCAGCACGCAGTTGGAATCGTGCCTGGACGGTCGTTGGTGTAGTCACTAGCTATGCACTCCTTCCGGTAAGAACGTGTGTGGCAAGTGGGCTAGCCGGATCTGCTGTGCCTCCATTAAGTGTAAAGGGTGCATACCCCGTAAAAGCAAAAGAAGAAAACGCTACCGTCGCTGGCAAGGACGCACCGCCTCCATTCAAAATATAAATAAGCGTAAGACCATCAATAACTTTTAGCTTAATTGAAACGTTATAGTAAAGCCCAATTTGCTCTTCTTCAGGGGGTTCGGTATAGCGATATACTGCATCATACTCAACAACTGTTAAGCCACCCCATATAGAAAGCGGGACAGAAAAATATCCGTGAATACCTTGGTTTTGGATGTAATGCGTGCGTAATTGCTGAACCTGCGTTGGCGTTAATCCTCTATAGCTAAGCTGCAACTTGTTACCGTTAATACGATTTGAATGTCGGAATCGAATGGGACCGGCAAAAGTGCTTACTTCACTAATATTTGAGAAGCCAAAATCATAGTTAATTGAGTTTGGAATTAGCGAAGGGTAGAACGTCATATTGTATAGGGAGGTATTAATTCTAATTCTACGCTAACTGTAATAACGCCAGGCTCGTAAGTGGTTTCTGGACTTGCTGTGTAGATCCACAGGTAGTTTGCAGGAAAAACTAAGTCTGAGCTTTGCAGCGTGGTTGCTGACAAGTCAAAAGGCTCAAACCTGCCATGGAGCATATAATGGTTAGTAATTTGTTTATACGCCTCAGCCGTAAGTCCAACAAATCCCAGCCGTAAAATATGGCCAACGGAAGAATTTGTATGGCGGACACTTAGTTCATCCCCGTCAAGTGTTGTTATCGCGGTTGCCGCAGCACCACCGGGGATATAAGTGCGAGTATTTGGATTTAGCGCAGGGAAGGTGGCCATGATTAAGAGAACGGCCAAGGCTGACCAGTATCAAGGTTGGTGACTGATCCTCCCCATGGTTTTGGATCAGTTCCTAGTCCACCAAAGCCGGCATAGTCAATGTAACCTCCAGTGGCACTGGCAGGTAGATTTTCGACAGTGCCATTAGGGGCTGTATAGCGCACCCAGACCCAACCATAGTATATCAGTGCGGGATTATCATAAGGCGTGAAGGTTCCGCGTTTCACATAAATGATAGGGCCTGTAGTAGATAGAAAATCAAGTAGTTGAGATTGTATTGAACCGATGGGAGCAGCAGCGCCCCCATTTATGCGGAAACGAGTTGCTGAGGTTGGATTTGGAGTTGGCGCCCAGTCGTCACCATCGTCACCCCCGATCGGAGGTGTTCCCTCAGAATCGGTAGGCGGTCCATAGCCATCTGGTGAACTTGGATCAGGACAACGACCACGCACAAAAACGCGCAATCCTGCGCTGTTGTTGGCATTGATATATTTTACTGCTACGCCTTGACTGACTTTCGTGCAGCTAGGATTGATCTCTGTGCTGCTGCCAGGACATAGATACCACTCGTTGTACATGCCTTCGCATACTTCAGAGCCACCGCAAACCTCCATCTCGTCACCAGGCAGTGGCCTGCCTTCGCCACCTGTTCCGCCACAAATCTCAGGTGGGCTCGGTTCAACTGGATCGGGTGGGTTGGGCACGTCTGGACCAGGAGGAGCGGGGTCTTCATCATCTGGCAGGTCTTCCTCACCATCCGGCGGATCCGGCGGATCCGGTGGTGGCTGCGGGTCAGTTGGCAACGGATCTGGATCTTCACGGCGATCAGGATCGTCACACTCAAAGTTTGAGCGACCAGTGGGCAGCAGCACTCCAGTGCCTGATGCATTATTGACCAGCACAGCCAAGATGCTTTGCCCGGACGCATTGATCGGGAAGTGAATCAAATCCAGCTCAACAATGCCGCTGATAGTTTTGTTGATCCGTTCCACTTCATAGAGGAAATCATGCAGGCTTACCTCATCCACTTCGGTTTCACGCCGCAATCGAACACGCACGATGTCGCCAAGCGTGAGCGTGCTGTTGAAGGCATCGGGCTTGATGCGAAGCCGCAGACTGTGTGTCACATATTTGCGACGTGCCACCTCATAGGCGCCAACCTTGACTGCGTGATTCTCTGACGTGCAGAACTGACTAAGATCAATTTGTTCAAATGGACCGTTTGCTGCTTCATTACTGAAACGAACCTGCATCACGCGGATGATGCCAATGTCATCGTCAGGTTGCTGCCGCCATAACATCTGAGCACAGATTGGTTTGCGTTCAGCCAGTGAAATGTATTCAATCTCAAAACCATCTGGAAGGATGTGATCTTCAGTAAAAGTAAAGACCCATGATATGGCTGTGGTTTTGATTGTCCCGTTGTCATTGACTGGCAAGCGCGGCTTAAATGCCTTCTTGCCATTTTTGTCGCTGACTCTTAGCAAGAAATTTCGGCTGATACCTTGCAGCCAATCTTCTAAATTATTTGACTGATCGAACAAACCGTTATAGAAAAACCCGTTGGCATTAGTGAATAATGCTGCGCTTTCCATTGCATCGAGGTCAAGCATCGCCTCAGGGAAGCGGCTGCTCTGACGGATCAGATACAAAGCCAGATCAACGACATTATTGCTAGGCCCTAAAGTGTCATCTAAAATCCGGGTGACTTTCATCCCTTGACGGACGAAACAGTGAACCTGCTTGTCCCATGTCTCGTCACCGTCAGCGTGAGTGTTTAGATAACTCAGCGTCGTGATGTTGTCATAGGTTCCACCAGTGCCACAGTAATACGGGCAATTCCAGAACTTTTTGCCGGCGACTGATGTAATGACGTTGCCAGGTAACCATGCTTCAGTGCGGCTGTCATAGCTTTGCTTCCAAGTACCGACACGACATGCCCGCTGGAATACATCACGGATCTGCAGTTGCGGTAGATCGCCTTCGCTCAGCACTAACTGCAGCCGCACCGTCAACTCATTGGTAGATGCATTGTTTGAGAATCTGCCCTCAGTTGCACTAGGGCTTACGAATACACCGCCGACATTACTTAGGCGGCGACAGAAAACAATCGGGATAGGCTCACCAAGAACAACGGCTGTTTGCTTGCTATCAAGCGAGCTCTGACCACGCGCAGCAGCTTCTTTCAGCGGCGTCACCAGCAGCCCGGTTTGATAGGGCAGCAGAGAAAGCGGATCGTTGAACCTAACGTTCATAGCCGGATTGGTGCGCCCACTAGGTAGTTGGTGTACTTACGAGGTGGTGTCTGGGCACCGACTGGTGCCAAACTGGAGCCTAGCTGCACCTGCAGCAAAGAGAAAGACCCGCTGATGCCCGTCACCTCACCGACATAACTGCCGATCAGCAACTGATTCGATGGCGGTGAAACCTGTTGTCGTGATGAGTTAAACTCATAGATCAGCAGTTGGCAAAGGCGGTTGCTCGATAAAGCATCAGTAAAGACCTGAACCGCCGTTGATGTAGCAGGCACTTCAATCGACACACCCACATCTGACCCCGAAGTGCCACCGATCAACCCGTCAGCATTGAAGGGGTGATAACTCCACGAGGCGCTTTGCCATGTAACGGTTGTCCCGATGTAATAACTCTGCCATCTGGTATAGGTAGTGTTTTCATTAAAGATGCGCAGATATTGCGCCTGTGATCTATTAGTCATCAGCCGACCCCCGCAAAGCGTCGGCCACCAGGTGAACGATTGTTATTCAGCAGGCTGACAGCCATCGTCTGTAGTGATTTCTCAAGATCCTCAACCGTTACATAGCGTTGACCTTGCTGTTCTAATACTGGGCCAGTTTGAATGTTAATTACCGGATTTGATTGATTAGCTGCAGCACCGCCCGCGCTTCTGCTGTTAAGCCACTGCTTGGCAAAATCTGTTGCTTTAGATTTAGGAACTACAAATTCGCGCTCGCCGCCTTCGCCAATTAAAGCAAGCGTTGGTCTGTCTACATAACCGCCCTGAGCAAATTGCGGAACTTGGATGTATGGCAAATAGGGTATTTCCGGCAAACGCATCCGGCGTAGAGCGGCATTTGCACCAGCAATCATGTTGTTGAGTGCCCTGACAACCGCGTTCATAGAATTGGCTATGGCGGACAAAACTTGGTTTAGCACGCCTTTAATCATGTTCGCTACTGCAACAAAGGGAGATCTCAGTGCATCTGCCATTCTCTTAAAGGTATTTACTATGCCTTCGTAAGCCTGTGACACCCATTTAGCAACAGGAACAATGAATGCGTCATAAAACTGCTTGGCACCATTTGCCACAAACTGGCCAATAGCGTTAAATGCTGTACCAATCTTGTCCCTAAATGCATAGATTGCAACACCTGCCAGCACTAGCAGCGTTACCCATCCGACTGGACCAGTAAATAACCCAATAAGGATTTTGCCTAAAGTTAAAAGTCCACCGCCTAAAGTTGTAAGAATAGGCATCACAGCACCAAGCCATCCTGCCATGGTTGAAAGAATAGATAAACCGGAGATTGCGGTAATAACACCTTTAACGGCAAGGATGATGCCGCCAAACGTTTTCAAGAAAATACCTAACGGAACAGCGACAAGCGCAAAAACACCAGCAAGTGCCGTAACTTGTATGATAAATTGCTGTACCCCAGGCGGCAGTTTAGAAAAAGCAGAGAGAAGCTGCGTCAGGAAATTCAGCAAAGGCATTAAGGCTTCAACAATAGTGCCAGCACCGTTTAACTTCAAGAACTGATTGGTCAATTCTGAGACTTTTGCAACCAAAGGAGTAAATCCTGGCAGCAACTTTGTGCCAATCGTTGTATTTAAGTCTTCCAGTGTTTTTTGGAATAGCTTGTAGGCATCTGGCGGTGGCGCTTTTACACCAGCAAGTCCGTTTAATGCCTTGACGATAATATCGGTTGTAATTTTACCTTCGCTGCCAAGTTGCTTAATCTGAGAAACATCCACAGCCATTACCTTTGCAATAGCTTGTCCTATTGCTGGCAGTCGCTCCATAACTGAGCGCAACTCGTCACCCTGCAGGGCTCCTGAACCCATTGCTTGACTGAGTTGCAACATTACGCCATCAGTGTCCGCTGCAGACAAATTCATTAAAGCGGCTGCATTATTGACTCCAATAAATGTTGACTGAATCTGCTCTAAACTGATGCCCATCGGGCGCAACCTTCCATATAAATCAGCTACTGCTTTAGCTGCTGTAGTCTGCCCTAAACCGAATTTGTTTGCCGCATCATTGGCAAAGTTAGTAACACGTTCAGCTTCCCCATATTGTTGAGCTAAGGCTTTAATTGTTTTGGCAGTACGATCAGCCTCAACACCAGCACGGACAAAACCACTCAGAGCGGCGCCAGCACCAAGCGATGCCGCGATACCGCCAAGTCCTGTCAACCTATCGCCAAGCCCTTTGATTTTATTGCCGAGACCATCTACAACGCCACTTAAGCCCTGTAACGCAGCCCTTGCGCCTTTCGCATCAACATTGATGGCAACGTTGGCTACAGCGGTCACGGCTATTACTTCACTGTTATCAGTCTATCGCTGTTTCGCTGCTTTTTTCTGGCGTTCATGCTCGATCTCAAAGTAGGCAGCCCATAGTTGCAGTTCCTCAAGCGTAACCTGGGCTGTTAACTGAGTCATGGTCATACCCAGTTCCTTGGCTAGTTGCAGTTGGAGTTGAAGTAACCCGTCTCGTTTCAACTCCGCTTTTACTTTCCCTGTTCAATTTCAACGATGTCATCTTGAACGAGTGCCAAGATGATCCGTTGCAAATCGCTGTCTCGGACTTCGTTTTTCAATTCAGCCACATCGCCTGCGCTGAACATACGCCCGCTATTTTCGTCCAATGCTTTAGCTACAAGCAACTGAACAGCAAAGGCATTAGGGTCATTGCTGTTAGCGGCTTTCATTGCCTTTTCACGTTCCGCCATGGTCAACGCCGTGTGCCAGAACTCAAACTCGCTCCCGTCACTAAGGGTCACTGTTTTTTTAACAGGAACGAGGTTGGCGGCTTTTTTCAGGCGATCAAGCGCACGAACTGACTGAGTGGCAGACATAAAAATAAGTAACTGGTTAGCACTTTAAGCACAAAAAAGCCCCCGGTGCAACCCAGGGGCAAAAAACCCAGAAGACTGTTGTTAGCTCTTGCTGAAGTCAAACGTGGGTGCAGCAGACGGACGGAAGTTGATCTCAACTATCTGAGCATCGTCAGGGTTGACATTCAGACTGGCAGAGGTCAGCACTGCTTCAAACTCAATGCTACGGCTAAGAGCGGAACTAACGTTACCACCGCTTAACACCCGGTCAATGTAGAGCTTGAAGGCTGCGCCGGTTTGCTGACGCTGCAGCACGTCTACCACCATTCGGTTAGACAGGTTGGTATCGTCATCGGTCATGTAGACCATGGCGCTACCGGAGCCATCAGCAAAGCCGGTGATGTACTGACGGAAAGGAGCGTATTGACCAAGGGTTTGTCCAATGGTGGTAACGTCAATTTCCTCACGGGTGATTTCAAACGACCACTCGCGCACATCACCCACAGCCGCATAAGAAGCGTAGGCAACTTGAAAGGCGTTAGGGGTTACAGCCGTGCCATCATCGGTGATATTGATGGTGGAACCGCCAGCGGTAGCGGAAACCTGCAACACACCAGTAGAAGCCGTGTAACTAATGACGTAATAGGTGGTGGCAGCCGAGATGCCAGCAGGCAGAGTACCAGAGCCAGCACCCCCGGTTTCAGTGTTCACCACGCTGAACTGCACCGGATCACCAACCTTGAAGTTCAGGAAGGTAGCAACGGTGATTTCATCGTTGGCGACTGAAACAGCGGCTTCCGCAAAGGTAGCCTCAGTACCAGCAGGCTTGTAATAAAGAGCGCCGGACGTACCGGACAGAACAGTAGCCATTGTTTGAACGGTAGGTGGCTAATGAGATTCTAACTCTGCTCAAAAGCCTCAAAAGTTATGGTGACCTGTGCTTGGTAAAACCCTTCCGGCACAGCCGGTTCGCTAGTGCGCGGTCCATTTGCAGCGTCAAATTTTATATTTTGCAGCTGCAAACGTGAAAACAGATCAATGCAACGCTGAGCGATGGTCAGACTTGCTCCTGGTCCTTGCCCCCTTGGAGTAAAAATATTGAAGATTAACGTGCCGTTACGGCGATTAAAGCCATCATCTGTTCCGCGTGTAGCACTGGTCAGGATCGTTAGGTAAGCAGAATCACCCCAGATGATCTGCGTCTGAATCCAGCTTGCGTTATTGGGCGGCGTGAAGGGAACATTCTGGTAGGCAACTTGCAGGATCGGAGCGCCTGCAAACTCTGTAGCGATGCGTCCTTCAATCAAAGAACGCAGAGTATTTAAGCTCATGACGTGCGCCCAATTCTGCCAGCTTCAGAATCAATGTAAGTCTGGATGTCTTTGGCAACAGCGTCTAAAAACGGCGTGGTACGTTGAATACCCTTCCATGAAGGCGGCAGGTCAATACCTGCAACAACTGGGGGTGCGTAAGGAAGATTGTTAAAAACTGCTCCGCTGAATTCTTCTTGCTTGATCTGCCAACTAGCGCGTAGCCGTCCTGTATCAACTGGTGTATTAAGCTTTAACCTTCGATCAGTTTCTAGCGTGGCAACTTTAACTAAAGTTTTGATCTGATCCAGCGCATAGTCGTCGATCTGATCAAGTCTAATTTGGCGTGGCACGTTACTCCCTCAAAAAGATTTCGAATACGATTGCTGTATTGTCCTGTTCAATTTTGCGAACTTCTACTGTTTGCATCACGCGGCCAGCAACTGTTACCTGATCAGAGACGGCAGGTTCAAACGCTAGATCAGCCGCTGCAATCGTAAGTTTTTTGTCCGCGCTTTTTATCAGATCGTTGATCTCACGTTCGGTCACATCCTCCACCACACCACGGACGGTGGTTGTAGACACAGTTGGCGTTGCTGCACCCGTTGAAGTGTCGTAAGCCCCGGTCGTCACTCGTCTGAACGTTACTTCCCCGCCGAAACGAGCCATCAACTTTGATGCTGTTTTCCGTAGCGAGGTTGATAGTGCCATCAGAGTTTATAGGCGATGCAGTGTCCATTTTGCAGGGTCAAACTAGTAAACACACCGTAGATGATTGTTCCAGCATCAAACTGATGACCGACCAAAGTAACGCCGTTCCAGTTTTGTACTGTGATCGCTTGAATCTGTGAGTTGCTAGTGAAGTGCAGTGCACAAAAACGACCACTGATAGCACCGCCAGTGCTGGTGGCAAAGGTTGCGCCTTTGGCGTAATCAATTCCATAGACGGCTGAATAGCTCATCGTTAAATTTTGTAAGCAATGACCTTGCCAGAGGTCAGAGTCACACTAGTGAACACGCCTTGGATCTCATCGCCCTTGCTAAGCGGCACAGAGCTAAAAGTGTTGCCACTAGCGTTTTGTACTGTGGCAGTGCTAATCACAGCATCAGCT